CCACCGGCGCGCACCTGCCGCATGTCGATGTCGTCGATCTCGAAGGCGAACGCCTTCGCCTGGTCGATGACCAGCTGCTGCTCAGAGTCGGTCAGCACCTGCACCGTGAGGTCGGTGTCCTTGGTGTAGGTGACGATGGTCGGGTCGGCCACGGCCGGGATGTGCACCGTGTCGCCGAAGCTGGAGATCTCGCCCTCGTAGTCGCGGTTCACGCACGGAGCGCCCGCGAACACGAGGTTCTTGTCGAGGATGGACAGCAGGGACGCCGACCACACCTCGGGCTGGAAGTAGGTGACAGCCATGGTTGGCTACCTTTCTGGACGGGTGGGGCTATTTCGCCCCGAGGATGGAGTTGAGGCGGCCCTCGGCTCGGGCCTTCTCGATTTCGTCGTACTTGCGCTCGGCGTAGAGGCGCTTGACGTCCTCCTGCGAGAGTTGCCCTGCGGTCTGCTCGTTGCGAGCCCCACCGTCTGCACCGGCCTGGAACCGGGCGTCTTTCACGCCCAAGTAGGGGCGTTCTTTGAGCAGGTCGGCGATGGCTTCCTGCACGGCGGCCGAATCGACCTCGCCGTCCTCACCGACTGCGAACTTCGACGCATCGACGAAGCGCAGAGCGTCGGCCGGGTCGGTCAACTTCCCTGCCGCTGCGGCCCTGATCTCGGCCTTGAGGATGCGCGCGTTCGCAACCGCGAGGGCCGCATCACGCACCTTCTGAGCCTCGCGTTCGGCGGCGTGCTCGGCCTCGCGTCCCTCAGCCTTGGCCTTGAGCGCTTCAAGTTCCGCCCGCAGGGTCGCCAGTTCACTCTTGGCGGCGTTGCGTTCGGCCTTCATGGCGTCGAGCGCCCGCTTGCCGGGGTCGCCCAATGCCGCTTCGTCGCCCTTGGCCGTCTCCGTCGTGGTGGGCGCTTCCTTCGTCGCGTCGTCGACAGTCGACTGGTCGGCGGCGGTCGTGGTGGCTTCGTCAGCCATGGTGTCTCCCGTTGCGGGCAGTCCCCTCGGCCTTGCGCCGGTGGGGTGGTCTAGAGGAGGTAGCCGTGCTTGCGCAGGAGCGCGATGGCTTCCTCGGGGGTGGACGCGAGGCGGTAGACACCTTCGGGGGTGAGTCGTTGCGCCCGTTGCTTGCGTCCAGCACCGAGGCGCTGACCCGCGAGTCCGCGGCGCGTCGCTCCCTCGGTGGTCGTCATCCCGTCGTGGGACCGGGCTGGCGTGTAGATGCCCTCGCGCGACACATAGACGCGATGACTGTTGATGACCTGGTTCATGTCCGCGCCGTCTGCGATGGCCCTGCGTTGGGCCTTGGTGAGGTCGCGGACGTCCTCGGGGCCAACCGCTTCGACCAGGCCGCGCGCCTTGCCCTCGCCGGTCGGGACTGCACGGCAGAGACATCCGGGGTGACGCGGGAACGCGATGCTTGAGGACGCCTTGCCGGCCAGGACCGCGCACCGCTGGCAACAGCCAGGGTTGACCATCCGCACGTACCGGATGCGTGGCCGGGCAGCGATGCCGACCCCTGTCGCGGCACGGGCAGCGTCGGCAACCTGCGTCACTGTCGCCATGTCCAGCCACGACCGACCCAACGCCAAGCGGTCACCCAGGGACTCAGCGGCACCGGTGCGGGCACGCACGACCGCGCCATAGAGGACCGCATCTAGGTCACCCACGGTCTGCCCGTCGACGCTGTACGCCCCCGTCAGGGCGCTGACGTTGACCGACCCGGCCGGGGTGACGGCGATCCGCTGCTCGGCGAGCGCCTGCCCGACATATGCGGACCCGTCACGCGCTGCGCCGATCTGCGCGGCCGTCATCAGCGTGACGATCCGAGGACCGACCCGCAACCACCCGGCGTCGAAGTCGGCACCGATCGAGTCCCACTCGCGCCGGATGGCCGCGGCGGTGACCGCAATGAGCCGCTGCTGTGCCCGGTAGTGGTCAGCCGCCGACCGGAGCATTGCCGGTCCCTGCTGCCAGGTTGCGGGTCGCCGCCACGATCGGGTCTGAGATCTGCTCAGCCTCACGCTGCGCCATCACGCGGGCGATCTCGGGCTGGCTCAGGCCGTAGCGGCGCTCAAGGATCGCAGGGAACGGCCAGCCGATCGTTGAGTCCTTGCTCGCAGCGTCGGACACCTGCGCGTCGCTCATGGTCTCCGGGTTGCGCCACTGCACGACGGCGGTCCGGCACGCTTCGGCAACGGCGTCACTGCCGCGCACGAGCGCGAAGCGGCGGAACACCTCGCGAGTGGGGCTCGTCAGGTGCTTGTGCCCGCTGCGGACCTTGGTCGCGAGCGGCAGTTCGGTCGCGGTCAGGGTCTCGCCGTTGACGTTGCCGAGTTCGCCCATGATGTAGTGAATCGGCGTCTGCGTCTGCGAGGCGATGTGCTTCACCGCGACGTTGACGACCTCGGTGAACACGTCGAGTTTGGCGGGCTCCCAGGAGTCGATCTTCGCGTTCTCACCAGTGAGCCACAGCAAGCGGCCGTTCTTCAGCTGATCCGCGCTGATGACCTGCTCGCCGATCTTCTGCCCGTTGGCGTCGAGAATCGGCATCTTCGGCGGTTCCTGGCCGAGGATGACTCGCGCCGGCAGGGACGCGAAGTCCGCCGCGCCGAACAGGTACGCCCACAGGAGGGTGATCGCGTCCTGCATGGGGATAGTGCCCTCAATGTCCGAGATTGGACCCGACCCCAACAGGGGCCGGTTCGGGTGCTCAACCAGCGGGATCACGCCGAGCGGGTTCGTGATGACCGGCTGCTCGTCGCGCTCCGTCCAACCGCCGTCCAACAGGGAGGCGGACACCGACGCCGGGAGGACGAGCGCGGTCTGCCCAGCCAACGACTTGGCCCGCTTGAGTTTCCAGACCTCGGTCGGGGTGTAGAGAGTCGCGTACTCGCCGTCGTCGTCGGTCCACGACTTGAGCGCGTAGCGAGCCTCGCCGGTCTCGACGTCGTAGTCGACGATGGCCTGCGAGGGCGTCTCCCACGTCAGGACCGGCTCGTCGTCGGCGTTGCCCCACACGAGGGCGTAGGACGTCGATGTCGTCGTGCCCTGGAGGTATCCCTGCGCCGACTTGGCCGGGCCGTCGACCCGCATCCAGTCCTGCCACAGTTGCGCCTCGTCGGGGGACTGGACGTCCGGGTCGTTGCCGAGCCGAACGCCGAACACCTCGGTCCGCTCAGCCGCCGCGCGAGCGACGACCCCACACCAGTTGTCGCTGAACCCGGCGAAGCGGTCCTCGTGGAACTTGCGCCATTCCGGGGATGCGAACGCCAGCGGGTGTTTCCCCGCGAAGTAGTCCTCACGCTTGGCGATGCTGGGGCGGCGTCGCGACAGGCGCGAATACAGCCGGTTGACGATCTCGGCAGCCTGCTTCGGGGTAAGCCCCATGACACCCCCTCAGAACACGTAGGCGTAGGACGGTTGACTCGCGCCCTCGCCCTTGGCTAGGGAGTCAAGGCGTGCCTGCCAGGACAGGCCCCCGGCCATCGCGAGGTCGATCTTGTTGGGCGAGTCGTGGCGTTCCTTCTCCATGACCCACAGGGGAGTGCCATCCTCGTCGGACATGCGCACGTCACGACGTTGCGCCGCACCGATGTGCCGCGCGAAGTCCTCGTTGCCGTCGTGCGTGACCTCGCCGGCCTTGATCGCGCTCGCGTAGGAGCGGCACATCGAGGCCGTGCGACGAAGGTTGCGAGAGTCGGTGTAGAAGAAGATCACCCGCTTGTCGCCGTGCCGCCCGGCGATGCGGGCTAGAACGTCGTCCCAGCCCTGTGCCGGGTCGCCGTAGAGGCGAGTCACCGACCAGCGCTTGAACGCCTCATCGACGGCCACCTCGACCTCGCCGACCGGAACACCATCGGCGAAGTCCTCGGGCTTCCAGAGCCCGATCGGCACTTGCAGGCCAGACTCCAGCCCCGTCATCACGAGGGCCGTCGTGTCCTTCCAGCGGGACCCATCCAGTCCGAGAGACACCGCGGAACCATTCGGCACCGTCGCGCCCGACCGGGCGAGATCCGAGCGCCACCGCTTGGCATCGAACGCCTGCGCGTCACCCTGGGTCCAGCGGTTCAGCCAGACGCGCTCAAGGTAGCGCCGGTCAGCGCCGGGGCGATCCCACTGCTTGGCGATCCCCCGAAGGTCAGACCAGGCAGCGACGGCAGGGCCAGACGCTTCCCGCACGGCCTCGATGCGACCCGCTTGGGTCGACAGGTCATGGTCGGGACCAGCCTCGCGATGGAAGTAGAACAACTCGGGCTCTTCGACCTCGCCGCGCTCGATCGACTCGGCCTCGTCCTTGTCGAGTTCGGCGACCGACCCGCCACCAGGCGTGCCGGCCGTCGTGATCCCCAGCGACCATGGGTCGTCCAGGGGGCGCTTCGGGAGGTTGGCTTCCATCGTCTCGTACGCCTCGCGCAAGCGCGGAAGGTCGAGCCGGTGCGTCTCGTCATAGCCCTGGAACGTGGTACGCGCACCATCGCGTGCGTTCGGAGAGTTCGCCAGCGGGACGGCCTTTCCATCCGCCCGGCCGCGCGCGTCCAAGCGGATGATCCGCTCTTTGCCGACATCGAACAGGTCCGCGTCGGGACCCTCCTGGCAGACGACCATGAGCGCGCCATAGGCCAGTTCCTCGACCTGCTCCTGCGTGTATGCCAGCAACGGAATGTACGGGTCATTGACCGGACGACCGACCGGGTTGCCCGCCGCGTCCCACCCATCGAACCGGACTGGCCCCTCGGGGTGCAGTTCCGCGAACGCCACCCAGGCCATGAGCTCGGTCTTGGCTGTGCCCTTGCGCCATGAGAACCGCACGCGACGGAACCTGCGCCGACCTGCTAGGGCGTGCCCGCGTGGGTAGACCTCATACGCCTTCCACAACGCGGCGCGCTTCTCGTCGTCCAGCAAGGCTGGCTGGCCCTTGAGGGACCCTGGGCCGAACACGCACCGCTCCTCGATGAGCGCGCAGACCTGCCCACCGAGAGAAGGCCACGGGGCCTCGTCGAACGGCGGAACAATGAAGGTTGTCACACGGCCCGCAGTACGCCGCGCGGGTCCACGGACGCCTTGCTCGACTTCGGAGATACGGCACGACGACGAGCACCCTTGGCCTGAGCATCCTCGGTCCGCTCGATCTCCCACTGGAGGCGGCGACGGTCCATCGGCGACAACCCGAAGCGCTGCGATTGCTGCCGGATCTCAGCCATGAGTTTGAGCTGGTCGGCCACAGACGTGCAGACCCAGAACTCATCGACGAGCACCGCGAGCATGACCAAGCCATGACGGTCCGAGTCGTCATACTCGGGAGCCATCGGCGAGGCCCACACGTCAGACCACCACTCGGCAGTCCGTGGGTGCGGCTGGAACGGCAGGGCCGGGGCCTTGACCCGCGGGTCAGCCTTGAGTGTGGCCGCCGTGCTGGTGCGGTTGCGCCGCTGGCGAGTTGAAGGGTCCTTCGGGAGGGGTCCAGGCATGGGGATTACCGCCTTGCGCGGGTAGGACCCGGCATTGCGCCGGGATCATGCGTTGGGTGAGATACGACAATCTTGGGAAACCCGTACAGACCGGAAAGTCCC